ACCGAAGCCAAGGAGATCGCCGACTCGGTTCGCCTTGGAGTCGATAACTTTACGGGTACGGCCGACGGTGTGACAATCGTAAATACGGCCTTAGTTTCTGAGGCGGACAACATGGAACGTCCGCTGGAGGGACAGGCCAAGCCGCTCTACCGAATCGACCAGATTTACGAAGTCCGCTATCACGAAAACGTCCAAGGAGGGGCGTAACAAATGGCTTACGAATCAGCACAGGGTCTGTCGTTCACGTTTTCGGGTAAGCAGTTCCTGCTGACTTCGATCTCGTTCAACAAGAACAACCCCGAAGTTGACGTCACCGACCTCAAGTCTCCGCACGGGTCGTTTCGTTCTTACCGGCCAGCCCCGATTCGCGACGGCGACGAACTCTCGATTGAGTTCTTCGGCATGGATTTTCCGCAGATGACCGCCACCGGCGCCCTGACTTGGTCGATGGACGGCACCGGCTCCAACTCGGCTCTCATTTCCAGCCTGCCGACCGTGGCCCTCTGCACTTCGGCAAGCCTCCAGGCTGCGGCGGGCGACCTCATCAAGGGGTCGGCGACCCTCCGGATCACCAACTCCTGACCCACAAATGAGCGCCATCAGCGGGCAGGGGACGAAGTTCACCTGGGGAACTTCGACCTTTCTGCTGACTTCGGTCTCGGTTCAAATCGGCGGCCAGGGCGACATCGACATTACGTCGATGTCGTCGAAAACTGTCCAGGACGACGAGAACACCGGCAAGTGGCTCGTTCACAGAGATGTGGACGTAGCCTTCGCGGGCGAGGCCGACGTCGAGTTGTCGGTCGAGTTTCTGGCAGAGGCTTGGATCAAAGACGCCAAGGAAATGGTGGGCCGCAAGAGAAACTTGGTAATGTCGTTTCCTGCTGACGACGAGGGAGAGGGAGAGGGGTTCTCCTTGAGCAGCAAGGCCGTGCTGAGGCAGATGAGTCTCGGCGTCAGCACGGGGGAGTTCGTGGCCGGAAGCGCCACGTTTCGGTTGTCTGGAGACTAGAACCCCGAGGTAAGTGATATGGCTCTTTCCAAGAGCGCGATTCTGGCGGCGGAAGACAAGAAGATGATCGACCACGAAGTCCCCGAGTGGGGCGGGTCGGTCAAGTTGCGGGTGATGACCGGAACGGAGCGAGATCGCTTCGAGTCCGAGTTCGTCGGCGGCAACAAGAGCGTGGAGATGGTGCGGGCGAAACTGGTCGCCAAGTGCCTATGCGACGACGACGGCAAGCGGCTCTTCACCGAGCAGGAGATTCCGGAACTGGGCGAGAAGAGCGCCGCCGTTCTTGATCGGCTGTTCGCTGAGTGCATGAAGTTGAACCGCTTCAGCAAGTCGGACGTCGACGATCTCGCAAAAAACTCCTAGACCGCCCCCGCCGGCTCTTCGAGTTTCGGCTCGCACTGGCGTTAGGGCGGTCTCATTCCGAACTTCTCGCGACGGTAGACGCTGCCGAACTCGCAGAGTGGGAGGCCTACTGGTCAATTGAACCGTGGGGAGACGAGTGGCGTCAGGTCGCTCGTCTCGCCACGGCTCTGTGTACGTCATGGGGCGCGAAGAATCTCAAGGAAGAGATGATTATGCCCAGCCACCGGAAGCGAGAGCAGACTCCGGTCGAGATGTTCGCCGAACTTGGAAAGTTGGCGAACGCTAATCGCGCCGCGCGTGAAGCGAGGGGCGGCTGATGGCGACGATCGGCGACATCACTGTAGCGTTTCGCTCAGACATCGATGGCCTAGAGAGCGGCATCGAGAAGGCGATTGAACTCTTCAGGGAACTGAAGGAGTCGGCCGATGAGATCAGCGGAACCCTGGAGGACGTCGAAAAAAAGCGGATTGAGATCGAGACCGCCGTAGATCGGCAGCAACTCGACGCCGTGCAGGGTGACATCGAGTCGTCTGCGGCGACGCTGGCCGTGAAGGCAGAGGTGGACGCAACGGCAGTCGATCAAGTGAAGGAGGAGGTGGAGAAAAACCCAGCCACGGCAAGAGTTGAGATCAAAATCGACTTGCTAGTGCTGGAGAAAGTTCTCGACTCGCTCAACACGCTCATCGAGTCCCTCAAGGAGAACATCCTCGACCTTGGAAGGACTGCTCTGGGCAAACTGCTCGCACCGCTTTCGACGCCGTTCAAGGTTGCCGGTGTCATGGCCGGAACCTACGCCAAGGAACTTCGCGGGGTCGCGAAAGAAACGGAGGCTTTGTCGAACCTCTCTTCGAGGTTTGATATGACTTATAACTCCCTGGAACTCATTTCTGAGTCCGCCTCCAGGGCTGGGGTCTCGATGGGCCTTTTGGCAAAGTCTGCCCAGGGTCTGCTTCAAAACGTCAGCAAGGTGCGATTCGGGCAACTCGACAGCGAGCCAGCGCGCGAAGCGCAGATTGCGTTTAACAGGCTCGGAATCACGGTCGGAGAACTGACGTCACTGAGCCCTGAGCAAGTCTTCGACCTAGTCTCGAAGAAACTCGTTGGCGTGAAGGATGCTGCCGATCGGGCCTCGATCGCATTTGACCTGTTCGGCAAGCAGGGCTCCGCGATCCTCCCCGCCCTGGCTGGCCTGGAGGAGGCCCGCAGGGACATGGAGCGGTTCGGCAGCGCGACAAACGAGATTGACTTGTCGCGGCTCCAGGGGCTCGACAAGTCGTTCGACCGCCTGTCCGCAGCGTCCGCAGCGCTTTCGGGAACCATGCTTAATGGGCTGGTGCCGATCCAGACGGGCTGGAACAACTTTCTCGCAGACCTAAAGGGCGGCTTCAATAAACTGCTCGGCCCAATCATGACCATGATGGCCTCCTTTATGGTCGGATGGCAGGTCTTTTTTGAGGTCGTCGGCAGGGGCGTCAACATTGTCCTCCGACTCGCTGGCGCCGTCGCCGAAGTCGTGACCGCGATGACGAACGCGCCTCTCCTGGCGACAGGCTGGCAGGCGCTTGGCAGCGCGATCATGGACGTCTATGCCATGATCGAGAGACTGGTCTCTATCGTCGAGAAGGTGGCAGGCGCCATTTCCTCAGAACTGGCGCCATCTGCCAAGAATCTCAAGGAGGGGATCGATATCACGGCCCCGGCCGAGTCGTTCCAAGCGTGGGGCCAGAAGTTGCTTGTGGCCGGGAAGTACCTCGGGGCTGTGATTGTCACCTTGGGCGTAGCGCAAGCCGCGGTCGCCGCTTTTGGCGCGCAGAGCGCGGTGACCGCCGCGCTCGTGACCGCGAGAAACGCGATCATGAGCCTCTCGTTTAGCGGCGTCTTGGCGGCGGCCATCGCGGCATTCAAAACCATCACCATCGGCGCGACCGGCATGGCGGCGAAGTACGTCGCCGCGATGATTACGATGGGAACGACGACGCTCGCGGGCTTTATCGCGCCTTTCATTGCCAGCGTTGCGTCGTTTGTGACTGGCAGCGCGGTAATCGCAACGTCGGCAACGGTTACTGGCTATGCCGTCGCCGCCGCGTGGGTGGTGGCAACGCTCGGAATCGCCGCGCTGATCGTCGGAATCATCGCCTTGGTGCAGAACTTCGACAAGGTCTACGACTACTTCGCGAACTTCAGCGAGAACGCAAAAGACTTGTTTACGCTTGATGGCCTCGTGGACATGGCGAAGTCCATCGGCAAGGCCCTGTGGAACGTCTTCATGGAGATCGGACGGGGGATTTTAGGGTGGTTTGCCGGAATCGCCCAGAGCATCGCCGACGCGGTCATGGGCATCGAGACTCCCGAGATCGCCAATGCCGCAAAAGCCGACGCCGAAGAAATCGCAGCCGTTCGCCGCAAGGCGCAGGAGGCTGAGTACGAGCGGGCGAAGAAGATTGCCGATCAAGTGAACAGCACTTCTCGGACGGCCTCTCAGGCCACCTTCGGCATCGTTGACATGGGCGAGATGGCAACTCCCGAGATGCCGGTCGATGAGACTGAGGCTGTGGTCGCGGCCATCGAGTCGAGTCGCGACTCGATGCGAGGTGCGATCGTCGATGCCGCCAAGTTTGGCGAGACCGGCAAGAAGGCCGCCCTCGACGCGCAGCAGCGGTTCGCCAAGTTGCAGGAGCAGTTGGCGCTCGGCACTCTGAGCCCAGAGAAGTTCGAGGAGGAGGCAACCGCGATTCGCGAGTCTCTTCAGAAGAATCTCGGCGACCTCGACATCCTGACCGACTCCGACATCTTCGACTTCGCCAAGGCCGCGCAGGACGCAACCCAAAACGCACTAAAGGAGATCAACAAGATCGGCCGTGGCCAGGATTTAGGAAGCACGTTCTCGGCGTCGCGATTCTTTCCGACGTCCGACGAGATCAACGCCGAAGCCGCGAGATTTCAAAAGGAGTTCGAGCAGCGAAACAGGGAGATCGCCGAGAGGCTTGCGTCAGGTGGCTTCGGGGAGGGCCAGCAAGCCAAGGACGCTGCCGGCGAGGCCTTGGCTGCAAGCCAAGAAAAGTTCCAGCGGGACATGGGCAAGATCGAGGCCGACGTCTCGTTCGCCAACGACATCCGCAAGTCTCTCGAAGACGCCTTCTTGTCTCCGCTCCAGAAGTACGAGAAGAGGCTCAAGGAGATTCAGGACAACAAGTCGCTGACCGATCAAGAGAAGTCGCTCGCGACCGTGCAGGCCAATCAGCAGATGGTGCGAGACACGTTTGGGCAGAGCGCCGGGCGGTCGCTCCGCGAGCGCGAGGAGTTGTTCGCCAAAGCCAATACCGCCGACCAATACGGCCGCACGGCGTTCTTCTCGGAGACCGGAAATCGAGCAGAGGCCCAGGCCCGGTCGTCGGCCGCGCGGACGCAACTCGACATGGAGCGAAGGAGCGCCGCCGGGCTCGATCCGACCATCACGCAGCAACTCAAGGCTGGCTCAGACAAGATCGCCGACATCTTCAATGTCACCGGCCTGTCTGTCGAAGAGGTGCAGAAGAAACTGTCCCCCGAGCAGTTCGCCGAGTACCAAGAGGCGATGAAGAAGAACCGCGATCGGGTTCTGGAGTCGCTCGGCGTCCAGAAGGCAGGCATCGTGGTGCTGGGAGACCTGAAGAAAGACCTCGCCGAGGCGGGCGCAACGGCGGGCCAGACGGCACAGGCGATGCGGAAGGCCAACGAGTCCTTCATGCAGTCGCTCGGAATCGAGCAGACCCCGTTCGAGAAGTTCTCCAGCGCGATGGACAACATCGCCGAGCAGTTCAACATGGCGGGCGTGCCGCTCGACCAAGTCCGCGAGCGGCTCAAGGGCAACGCCGAGCAGTTGTCGCAGTTTGACCGGGCGGTCAAGGCCGCGAGGGAAAACCTCCTCGCCTCTCTTGGTGTCGAGAAGTCTCCGCAGCAAGTCTTCAACGAGACAATGGCGAAGATCGAAGAGGCGGAGAACTCGACCGACCCCAGCAAGCGGATCACGCAAGAGGAGGCAAATCAGGCGCGACTCGAAGCCACTCGCAGGCGAGACGAGGCGCTCGGCGCCGGAGACAACGCGAACCAGTTCGGCGCCGACTTCGTCAAGCGGCGGAAGCAAATCGATGAGGCGTTCGGCGGCGGGAAAGACCCTGAGAAGTTCGCCTTGGCAATGGAGGAACTCAACAAAAGCATCCCCGGCGCGGAGCAGTCCTCGCCTCTCGTGAAGTTTCAAAACGAACTCGCAAAACTCGAAGAGGTCAGGGGCATCATCGGCGAGGACGCATTCAAGGAAAACAAGTTAGCCCTCCAGGCTGATCTGCAAGAAGGCCTCAAGCCCGCCCTCGAAGCCGTCGCCCCCGACCGTCGCCAAGTTGGCGCCTCTGACGTCCGCTCGCGAGGCGGCGTGGACACGTTCTTCAGGATTCTTCAGGGCCGAGACAATCCAAGTCTCAAGGCGCAACTCGCGATCGCCCGCAACACGCAAATCCTGGCGGACGCCCAGAACGAACCCGAGGCGGTCGCAGTGATCGCGCAACTCTCTGCTAGGTAGCCAAGATGCCAGAGCCAAATCCCGTCGGTGCGCCGTGGAACGTCGGCCTTCCAGGCCTGCTCGACTGCCG